GTTACAGTACGGAGATCAAGGCCCATCGGGTGCAGTTCCTCGACAGCAAGGGCCAGGGCAAACAGAGCGGCGGACACACACAAGCGCAAACCCCACCGCAACAGGGCGGCACCGGCCTGGCGTTTCCGTCGAACACGAATGAGATGGACGATATACCGTTCTAAGTAACCCCCGGTCGGATCATCCCCGCGTCTGCGGGGAACACTCATCCTGCTCGGCAATAGCGTCCCGGTCCGGCGGATCATCCCCGCGTCTGCGGGGAACACCCCTCCGGCAGCTCGAATTGTACCGTCAAGCACTTGCCGCTTTTGTTCTTCCCGCCGTATTTACTGGCCTGGACACGGTAGCCGGTAATCAATACCTCGTGGTTCAAAATCGCATCCAGGCGGGCCTTGTCGCCCTCGAGGGGGCCATGTTCCTCCGCAAAATCGCTAAAGCGTTGCACAGACATATCTACGCAAACATCCCCTTGATATTTTTAAGCGGCAGCACATCATCAGGGAAAGGCACATCCGCCCCAAAATCCCACGCAATGCCGACCAACTCACCTTCGGTTGTCGCCGCATATATGGCGTCCTTTTTCGCGTAGTAATACATCAAGCACGCATCAATCCAATCCATGATTTTTTCGCACTCAGCCACAATATCGGACCGCCCCTGCCGCTCTGCGCGTTGGGCGTATGCCTGGATCGTGCTTTGACTGCCCTGGTCATAGCGGGGATAGATGTGATCGTGCAGGGCACGTTGTAGCTCGCGCCATGCGGTGTGCTGCACTTGAGACAGGGCTGGCAGGTTTCGTTGCTCCAGTTTGACCTGGCCGAACCGATAAAAAGTGGTTTGCTCGCCGTCCTCATCTGTTCGCGTTTGCTGCTGCACGTTGAACGGAACCAGGACGCCGCCCTGTAATTGACGGACCTGCGGGAAATGCTTTGATTCAGGCATATATCCTCCGGAGTGGATTGTGGAGGCCGTTATTTCGGCACACCGTGTCTACGGTACAGCGTATCTCGTTATCGACATATTTGTTCCATAGCCCCCACGCATTGGCATGGAGGAACCAGCCATAGTAACTCATCAACGTGTTCACGATTTTTTGCACCGGCATTTGCCGCCAGTTTTGGCGTATCTGCTGAATCCGGCGCTTGAAGCGTTTGACAATATCTTTACGGACCAACGTATAGCCATCACAAAACACATAGCCCAGGAAATCTATGGGGCGCTGGAGGCGCGGGAAGATTTGCCAGTTCCCTTTGATGCCCAGTCTCAAGTTTTCAGCCAGCCATTCCTGTGTGACCCCGGCCAAATCTCGAAGGAGCGCCTTGTCCGAGTGCAAAACCACAATGTCATCACAATACCGAGCATAGTAGCGCACTTTTTGCACCTGTTTCATGAACCAATCAAACGGCGTCAGGAATAGATTGCCAAATATCTGCGACAAGAAATTCCCAATAGGCAGCCCATCTGTGCTGAACACAACCTCGCGCAGCAACGCGAGAGTTTGCTTGCATTTGATCTTAAGGGGCAATATCCAGTCAGCCAGTATGTTATTGTCGATTGAAGGATAGAACTTGGCAATATCAAACTTGTAGCACATCATCGTTCCAGGGCGGTCTTGCAAGAAGCCCTTAAAGCGCCGCACCCCATCATGTATGCCGCGCCCCTTCAATGCGGCATAGGTATCGCGGATCATGCTTCGCTGCCAGATTGGCTCACAGACATTCATTACTGCGTGATGAACGATGCGGTCAGGGTAATAAGGCAGTTTGTAAATCAGGCGTTCTTTTTTCGCACCCCGCTTGATAAATGTTTCGTACTCGGAGTTTTTAAACGACATATCCTGAAGTTGACGTTGCAACGCAGCAAGGTACTCGTCTTCTCTGGCGTTGACTTTTTGCACTTCAGGATAATGCCGCTTCCCTTTTTGCGCGTTTTTGTGAGCCAGTCGCAGATTGTCGTAGTCTGCGATCTGGCTGTATAGGTTTCCGTATCTCTTCATCGGTAGTATTCTATATTGCTCTCAAGGCTTTCGGTTTCCCTACTAACCTCACGCGAGAGTTCGTATTGTTTTGGCTAGAGCCAAGGTTACCTGCGCCGAAAAGCAAAATGCAATATAGGTGGCTAAGCGCGGCCTGTAATTCGAATTCGAATTCGAGGACGATTGATTGACATTCCGAGCACTGGGACCTGCTTGACGAGCATTGTTCGATTGCTCACTGACATTCGAGAACTGCCAACCGGAACCGAGTGGATTCGACTACAGGGGCATCAGGCAACCAAATATGAATCATGTGCTGGCCAGGCTGATATAGGCGGCCAAGCGCGGCCCGTAAAGCGAACCCGAAGCCGAGGACGAGCGATAGACAACCCGAGCACCGGGACCCGCCTGACGAGCAGCGTCCGATCGCCCACCGACACCCGAGAACCGCCAACCGGAACCGAGCGGATACGACCACAGGTAGTCTGTGATGTATGTGGAACTGTCCGCACCGCCGCCAACAACGTCAGGGAATAACGGGATGTGCTTGCCGCTACCAACAACAGACTTGATATAGTCATCGTTGTCGTCCCATCCAGGGGCGTGGCCGGTATCAATGTAATTGGCCAAAATGTCCGCCTCTGCGGTGCTCCATACTGTCGGGTCATGCGCGACATACACCCGGTAGTTGTTGTCGGTATCAAACGCGATACCATCTACCAACTTCCACGTGTTCCCAAAAAAGTTCTCAACGCCTTGGAAACTGTTGGCAATATACATTCCGGCATCATCGTCCCAGATGGAGCCGGAAAAGTCACCAAGGGCCAGGGTTGCCCCAGCTTTTGTTGCCTGGGCATAATCAAAGCTGCTGCGCTCTGTGTGCCCCTCGATTTGGGCTTGCACGTCGAATGTTTTAAACTTGGTCACGGCCAAGAAATACAGCAGATCGTGCATCCCATTGCTGTACTGGCAAAACACCGCTCCTGTATTACTGCACTGGGAGCGGGATGCGCCAATGGTAATATTCGTAAAAGGATCAGGGTAACTATTTGACGTGTACCCGCTTGTGTCTTTGACGCAAGAGCCGACGTTAGAGCTGGTGCTGTCTGATAGCGCCACGCCGTGGAACGCGCCGACGAAAAAATATCCGTCGTCCATGTAGACCGGCGGGACCCAGGCGGACACGCCGTTGAATGTGAACGGCTGCTCACTCAGTAGCATATAGACATAATCGCCGATCGTCTGGATGTTCTGATAAAACCGATACGGGGATCGAACCATGACCTGCCCGGCAGTCCCGTCTATGGTTGCTGTGCTCCCGTCTTCGAGCTGCGCGGAGTTGTACGGCGAGAGCTTCGTCCACTGTCCATCACCGGTGAGTAGGCCCCGACCCATTTGCTCATGCACGGGCATGTTTTGGTAGTCCATACCCACAAAAGAACCGTTGACCAGGATTCCCGGCTCGCAGTCAGGGTCGCCGGTGGTCGTATTCCACCGCACCCCGTAGACCATGTTTTCCGATTCGATAGGTGTAGGGCTGTACTCACGCACCTGGCCGGAGGCGTCTTTCGTTGCGAGGTTGCCACCTGTGCTGCAAAAAATAGCAGTTTTGCCGTTTGATGGTGTACTTGCGTCTGATTTGTTGCCCAGATTAAACTGACTCATTAGATTACCTCCAGAATACTATTGCTTGAAATTGTTACGTCTGCGTCAATATCCAGCGGACCTACAGCCATGCCGTGATAGCCCGCTGGAACGGTTGTATTGGCAGATATGGTGTGTGCGTTGAGCTTGATAGGGCCGGTAAAAACATGGCCCGCGTTGTATGAAATGTTGCCCTCGGCGTCAGACTCCCAAAATGTATCAGTGCTGGAGCCGACAGGAGTGCCATTGACTGTAAATCCGGCGGCATTGATAGAACCGGTAGCCTCAATGTCATTTTGCACTGTGAGTGCGCCTGCTATCGTTGCGGCGGCGGATACGTCGAGTTCACCGCCAACAGTCAGCTTTTGCAGCACTTCCAGCGCGTTTTTGATTTTAGCATCGTTTTCGACAGTAAGCCCTTGCAGCGTTAGTACGTCCTCAATGCTCTGTTGCTGCGTGACTGTGACAAGCTCCCATCGCTTGTTGTCCGCATTGATAGTCGGAGAAATGACCTGGGGCACAACCTGGGATGCGCCGGAGGTAGCGTTCAAGCGAAACAAGTAGGCGTCTGTTGCAGTGATCACGATTGCGCGATCACCGTCTACAAGCTCGGCCCCGTCAATACCGTCCAGGGTGTCTGTTGTGTCGCCAGTAAGTCCGGCGCGGGAATATGTTTTAGGCATGGTTACTCCTTGGGGAATCGCTGTTTAACGGTGAGGCAATCGGCCACATACTGATCCAGTTGTGCTTGGCCTTCGGACTGTATCGCAGAATCTGTTGAACTCAGTTTGACCTGAGCGTCATTGTATTCAGCCATTTTCGGATACGCCCAGGCGCGAAGTTGGGCGTAGTTGTCAATCCGCCATTGTTGTACGTTCCCGTCCGAGCCAAGGTAGTCTTGTATTACGGCGTTCAGCTCTGTATCGTCCGCACCGTTGTGTATGGTCTTCGGAATGTCAGAATGTAATGTACATTTCATATTATTCACCTATTGCAATCCACCTAGCGGTTCCCGATTTAAGTTTGACATTCCCATCCGAATTTGTAGTATATGAGTTCCAAGTAAATGAATTAAAGGCTTCTACATAACACTCGTCAAACCAAACTGTCATATAAGCTCGCATACTAATATCGTGCACACCTGAAGAAACAGAAATAGATTTTGAGTTTGACCCACCCCTTGTAACATCATAAGTATTATCAGTGTAACTTTCAATAAGTTGTTCAGAACCATCTATTGTAACATATATATTTACATCTATATGACCAGACCAATCACCTCCTTCACCATCACAGGTTCTTGCTTCCCACTCATAATGAAATGTAATTTCTGTCGTCAAATCTGTGGTTGTATATGTCTGTGTTGAAAAATTATCACTAAGATACCTGTCGCCGCCAGCATCGGTATATCCTTGATAAAAAGACTCATTAATTGAATTAACTAAACTTGGAGACTTCAGGTATGATGCAGCTACTAAATCAAAGCGATATTTACCATCATTATAATTTACAATATTTGTAGGGAAGCAATCTAGTGTCTGTGATTGATTGGGGTAATCAGGATTATATGTTTCTATACTGGCAGGAAATGTCCAAACATTTGGTTGACTTTTCCAATAACCAGGTATATCAACAGTGTCACCATCCGAGGCTATGCCGCCCTCAATGCGCTTAAGTGTCTTATAGAGCTTATGGGCTGACCCGGTATAATAGTAAAAATCAATATCACCATCGGTAATTTCACAAAAATCGCTGTATCCATCTAAATTACCGATTTGAATTTGCGAACCGGCGTAAATCTGCCCACCATCAATCAGCGTTGTATCCGAAGCGGCCCGCCATGCGGAATCATTAGTGGCCCCTACCTCCGCAACTGCTTTACCAGCACCTGTTAGGACATCGTTTGCAGTGTTATTGGCAGTTACGTCGGCACCAGACTCAGCAGGGCCATCGTTGAGGTTCAACGCTCCTGTGCCACCGGTGATGGTCATAGTGCCTGTCATGTCTAAATTTACGCCATCCCACGACAAGTCTGGGTTTGCCGGGTCGTTGCCCGCTTTGATTACCCCATTAGCAACGTCGATATAAATCCCACCAGTATTCGACCAGTCGTCCGCCCTGAGTATCCCGGCGATAATAGTCCCGAGATTGGCAGCAATAGCGTCAAGTTGATTGACATTTATCTCATTTGCCGTGACAGAGTTTGCGGCAAGATCAGCTTGGCCAACTTGCAATGTTGTCGCGCTTTGAATTGTGGACCATCCTGATTCGTTGCCTGATGTGTCCACGGCCCGGATACGATAATAGTATGTTTGGCCTACGGCCAAATCGGTGTCAGTCGTAAAACTACCGTCTTTGAGCCCCAGCCCGACTTGCTCACCGGCAAAATCGCCGGTGGCTGACCGCTCTACTTTGTAGCCCTTCAAGTCCGGCTCAGAGTTCTCTAGCCAGCGCAGGCCAACGACTTTAAATCCCGGGACAAGAGGGGTTACTGCCCACTGCGGCGCAGCTGGAGCGTTCGCATCGCTGGCAGTAGTGATCGTTTTTTGATTGGTTGAAATGGTTGCAACCCCGGCCTTGTCCACCGCCTCTAGCGATACTCCATAGGTTTTGTTTGGAGTGAGCTGCCATTGATATTGCTCATCTGGTGTCGTGCTGCGAGATTTCGCGCCGGACTCCATGTCTTCCAGCGTCAACCGGTAATAGCCGAAATCATCAGAAACGGCATTGCTGTCCCATGTCGCGATGAGCGTCGCATGGTCTGTTCCATCTGATCCTACTGCGCTTTCGCTGGTGAGGGTCAGCCCTGTTGGTGTTGCCAGTGGTGTTTCGCCAGTATCTACGGCCACTGTGGACTGTGCGGCGTTGATAGATTTAATGCCAGAGGTGTCTACGGTTTTGATCCAATACGTTTGGTTTTCGGTCGTACCTTCTGCTATAAATAGGGAGGCCGAGGATTGCCGTGTCTTGCGGACAACCACCTCGCCACTGTCCCAATTTTCGCCCTTACGAATCTCGTAGTGACTCAAGTCAATGTTGTCTACTTCCGACCATACAAAATTGACTGTGCGCTTGATCGGATTCCAGGTTGCGGAAAAATTTACAATGTCATCCGGCGGGGCGAGTTTGCCTCGCACCTGAACGCGAGAGGTGTTGTTTCCGGTGTCTGTTGGAGCCTCCTGCGCCGGCGAAACGATCACTGTATAGTTGTGATCCTGTACCAGATGAGCGGGGCCGATAGTAAACGACATATCTGCTGATCGTCCTATATGCCATAACGCAGGGGCGTTGTCTGTATCGGCAAAGGAGTCGTCAAACTCCTCGCTCCACTGGCTGGAAATAGTATCATCTCGCAACCATACATCCCAATTGCTGCCAGTGTTGTCGTTCGCCGCATTCCACGATACAGCGATATTGGATTGGTAATCTCCGCCTTTGCCGTAGGTCAAAAATTCATCTGTGGAGACATTCGTGGCTTGCTGAACCAGAGCTTCACCCCAGGTCGGCTCTTCAATGACATAATTATCGTCATTGTAAATTGCTTCGACGTACTCCATCAGCGTTATGCGCCGGGTGAGGTCTTGGGCGCGGGTAATGTTCGTGACGCGATACGTTTTGAGGTAAGTTGTGGCTGGGCCGCACACATAAAGATCGTATTGCTCTGGTACATCTTGCCATTGATTTTGCAGCAGCAGGGTGTCAGTTTCGTGCGTGGTGCTGACGGGCTGGAGCGATTTTTCAACGAGAGAATCATCGTTCAAGCGTACCAAAATACCGTAGGCCGTGCCCGCCTCCAGCGTTACTTGTTGGTCAAGTTGCACATAGGGATTGCCGCTGCCATCGTCGTTGCCCGCTGCGACAACGCGCCCGCCCATGCTTTCCTCGTACTGCGGGATAAAATGTTGGAAATAAACCAAATCACCAACGGTACAGGAAAATGAATCTGTTGCGGCTTCAAATTCAATAATACGCACGAGGTATTTGTTGCAGTTGAGCCGAAACGCGGCCTCACGAATAACTTGCTGTCGAGGCACGGCGGCGTTGTATTTGACGCTGGTTTTTTTCGGGGTCGAGTTTGAAGATTGATAATCGTCCGAGTAGACACCAACAACTTGATTTGTGTAGTCACGATCAGGGTCAACGTAGGTTATTTCAATCGCGTTGGCCCTTTCCTTTTGCGGAAGATATTGAAGGCCAAAGGATTCTTCAACGATATTCCCAACGGTGAATAAATGTGAAACCATGTCCTCCGGCTTGTCCACAAATACGCCATATTTACTGCCACGGCGCAAAACACGAGCGCGGGCAAGGTCCGCCACACGCTGGACGCACTCCCAGGCGTTGGACGCGCTGTCAAAGTAGATACCAGCTTGAAAACGGGGCGCACCATCCACATACTCGTCGCAATAGTCGGCCCATGCCTGAAATTCATCATACAGGATGCGCGTGTGGTGGATGTGGGCGTAGGTATTGAGCAGGCAGTAAGCCATCCATGCAGGATTACTCGCAGGGCGAGATTCCCATTGTGATGTATATGGATTGTAGACCGGCACTGTGTTGCGAGTAGCAATGCACGACAACGCAGGCTCCGAGCCGGAGAGTTGGTCGGTAGCAAGAGCCTTGATTGCGTATTTGGCAATGCCGGGATAGATTAACTCCTCGTCCACAATTTCCTTGATGGCAGTCAAATATACCTTGGTGGACTCTTTAAAAGAGATTGATTCTGAAGTAAGGCGTTTGATGCGTATCTCGTATTGCCCCGGAGTCAAATCTTTAATGTCAACGCTTTTGCGGATTGCGGATGTGGTTTTGCCTGTCAAGCGGTATGTGTCAAGTTGCGCCCAGGTCGATGTGCCCTTAACGCGATACGCAATATCAATATCCACATGCCGTTCATCTAGTCCGCCCTCGTCGTTTGTGTGATATAACCCAGACGGGGCTTGTAAAATCAATTTCAGTCGATTGACCTGGTTGCCATCTGTTTCCTGAATAGTTTCCGTTGTCGAGAGACGAATCCCTAAGCTCCGTTGCTGCACAATCTGAGCAAACCCATCTATCGGATCATCCTGCAACCCGCCGGATCGAGTAAAGGTTTCCACGGATCGGTAATACGCAACCGGCTGATCGTTGACACGGATATTGTCAATGCTGTCCACGGCACCGTCATTGACGGCCAGAAGTGCATTGAAATACTCTTTACTATCGTCTCCAACGGTCTTGAATTTGTTAATGACTTGGCCGGAGAGCTTATGTGTCCCAAACAAAATCGGAATCGGATTGCCCTCGGTTTCTGTTTGTCGTAGGGGACCCCATCCATAGGTTGGGGAGGTGGCCGCATCACCGCCAATACTGCCAAGGTCGGGTTTTTCCGGGCCTCCGCCCAAAGCACTGGCGAGTTGGCTCATGCCCCAGCCGATAGCAAAAGTGGTTGCGGCATAGACCAGGGCATAGGTTGCAGCATATACAGTTACGAGTGTCGTGACATATGTTGTGCTGGCCACAGCCACGGCAGCGGCGACTTGAGACGCAACAGCAGATGCGATCGCCCCCGGCTGCATCTCCAACGAGACAGACACAATGTCTCCGGGCTGCGGACAGACAGCATGCGGATCAACGGTACGGCCATTGCGGGCTGCCACCATGCGGCAGCCATCCGGCATGTCAATGTGCTGAACGTATTCAACAATGGTCTGTCCCGGCGTATGTGGGGCATCGAAAATTGTGCGCTTTTCGGGCCTCAGCGGGCTATAGATGATAACACAGCGCACGGTGTTAACCGACATAACGCCAGTACCCATGTATCCTCCTAATCCAAACAGGGTCGCTCACTTTATCAATCACGACAGCATTTTTAACGTGCAAAAACCGTCCGTATCCGACATACACTCCGAGATGCACAGAAAAATTGGGGTGGATGCGGATAACAACCAGGCAGGGCGTTTCTGGTTGATGTAGCTCCAGCCATGCACCTGATTGCATACCATCCTGGACTGCGCCGGTGATCTCCGCGCAGCTTTCGGCACTGATAGAATAATCCGGGATTTCAACACCGTGTCGCCGGTAGATTTCCCGCACCAAGCCCCAGCAGTCGTAGCCGTGCGGCCCACGTCCACAATCAACAAAGGGCTTGCCGATTAGGTCATTGATGCCCGTCATTGCCAGTACCCCAGGCGCCCAACGCCAGGGAAGCCGCCGAACCTGGCCTGATTTCCTAGCTCCCGACATCTTTCAAATGTCCGATTACATTCTGTTTCTGGGCCATCGTACCCGCACAGACTTCCCTTAAACTCTTTGTAGCGGCAGTGGCCTTTGAGAAATCTGTCAGGCGGGCAACGGTAATTGGTCAGATTCTCCGCGCCCAATTTGAACTTGACGCGATTCATGCTATCAATGGCGGTGTCGATGATTTCCAGCCGATCTTCGTATTCTGGCTCCGTTACGTCGAGGTGCGCGGAATGTACAATGCGAATCCAGACCTCAGCCCCAATGCCGCCATCGTACTGATCCAAGAGCGGTGTGAGTTGGCGATTGATGTCCACAATCCCAAGCGACACTTCGGGGATGTCTGCGTCTTTGCTTTCCTCCTGATCCCCAAGTTCGAACGCGGCAGGCTGCCACGTCTCCCCGTCCCAAGTCACGGACTCGGTATTCCAGACCAATCTAATGGATTCCTCGCCAGGATAGATGATTTCCAGCAGCAACAACCACGGATCGCTGCTGGCGAGCTTATTTTTCTCAGCTATTGCTTGTGTGCTGATTGATAGTGGCATCAGGCTTCCTCCAGCATCAGCGAGCACCGCCAACGGTTCACTGCTCGATGTTTAAACTCGATCTCGTTGTCAGCGAACCGCACTGTGTAGACCGTGCCGCCTGGGTGCTGCCAGTCAAACGTGCCGCCGACATTGTTTGCAAAAAATGCCTCAAGCATGGCCTTGTCCGCCGCAGGCATTGAGCTCCACCCCAGCTCGAACTCGCGTCTGGTTCGCGTCCACTGTGGCCTTGACTGCACATAACCAGCCTCAAAATCAGATTTAAGTTGCTTTTTACGGCTGCGTTCCATGAGTGTGGACGGCCCTTGTATGTCCGGCCATGTAGTCATAACTACCTCGATTTACTCAATGCGGCGTTTAAGTTTTTTCCAAAGCCGCTCCGGTTACGGTTTGCTGCGTCCAGCACCACATTCATGACCCATTTTTCGCCATCAAATTTCATGTCGCCGCGCCTGGCATCTGCTTTTTCGCCGGTTCTGTTGATGACGTTGACCTCGACATTTGGCGCCTGCCTGGATCCCATCGCTCGCATCTGCTCAGGGGTCAGCACGGACTCGCCGCGCTTCAGTATCGCCGGATACTCGCCAGGCATGAAACCATTGTGAAGCCTGGGCGCGCCGGCGTAGGCCGTGGCGGGGACCGAGCGAGACGCAACCGCGCTTTGCCCCACGACACCGCCGGAGTGAAACATGCCGGCCACGGCTGAGCCTAGCTGTCCGACCCATCCGCCCATGTTAGACGAATCGCCGGACATGAACGCCTCGCCGAACATGTTTCGAGCCAGCATCTGCGCCTGGACATCTGCCCAGGTTCGCAGCAAGGAATCTGCAAAGCTGGAGAAGAGATCGCCGAACGAGTCCAACTCACCCTTCATCCCGTCATAGAATATGGTGGAAAAATTGGATTGCATGTTTCGGGCTGTCTGGCGCGACATTTCATCCATGAAGCTGAACGTCTGTGTGGCGGCCCGCTGCGCCTGTTCAGCCGCCCGCTCCTGCTCGTCGTAGACGCGCTGCATCGCCGCCACCTCGGCGGCCGCATTATCGCCGCGGCGTTGATTCCACTTGTTCTGCACCTCAGATGATTGACGGCGCATGAGCTCGTCTTCGCTCAGCCAATTTCCGTCCTGCCTCCAGCGCTCCAGCTCTTCCTCGACCCATTGCCGTGTGTCGCGAATGAGGTCCATCGGGACCTGGGAGGCGGCAAGCCCCGGGCTTTGACTGGGACGGCTGGTGGCCTCTCTAGGCGACTCCTGTGGCTGAGGGGCTGGCTGTAAGGCCTGTCCAGGTGACGAGCGCTTGGCCTGCAACTCCAATAGTGCGTTAAGTTCCGCGCGAGTTTTCTTGATTGCATTGTTGACATCATCCAGGCCCTGTTTTTGAGCCGGGTAGTCAATGATGTCGTCCCCTTCAGGGATTGCAGACAGAATGCGGTTGCGAGTTTCGAGCAGTTCCTGCAACTCCAGGCGCAACGACTGCACCTGTCCCCTTGACTCGTCGGCGTCGGTGTCGATCAGCCAGCCGGCCTCTTTTGCGTCTTTGGCCGCAGACCAAAAACCACCAGCTCCGGCGCCAACGAGGGCGCCAAGAGGGCCGCCGACATAAGCGCCGGCAGCAGCGCCGGCAATGAGTTCCCAGTACTCCTTGAGCGCGTCAAACTCAGGCGATGTGACAAAATCACCGACAGCCGTGCCGAGCTCACCAAAGCTGTCAGCCACATCAGCAATATGGTTTGGCAATTCCTGCTGGATGAAGTCTTGGTTTTCATCTACCCAGTCCCGGAAATCGCCAGTCACGCGCACAATCGCCGGGGCCAAGCCTTCACCAATCCCCGCAGCAATTTGGTCGACAGCGTTGAGAGTCATCTGCATCTGAGACGAAAACGACTTGGAAGCCGCCAAGGCCTCTTGATTGAGAGCCGTGGCGTTTCGGATCTCTTTATTCGCCAGGGCAAACGCCTTATCGAGCTGGTCGATGTTCGCTATGAGCGGGCTCAAGCCCTTGACCGTCTCGACACCAGACAGTCCGATTGACTCCAGGAGCTGAACAGTCTTGGCGCCCTCGTCTCGCACCATGCGGTCCATGCCGTGCAGAACTGCATTCAGCGCCTCGGCGGCGTCCTGCTCGAATGTCTCCCGGAACTGCGCAGCCGACATGTTTGCGATTTCGGTGAACGCTCGCAGCTCTTCGCCACCGGCCGACAGCGCCTTATCCATCGTGATCATCATCCGGCCAATAGCAGAGCCGGACAATTCCGCCCGGGCACCCATGCCTTTTAGTGCTGCGCCATAAGCGACCGCCGCTTCCGAGCTCACCTCGTATGCAGCCGTGGCCCGGCCCACTTCCGATGCGACCTTCACAATCTCAGACTCAGATGCCGCGGTATCGTTCCCCAGCGCGACAATGGCAGAGCCCAGTTCATCAATTTTGTCTGTCCCCTCCCCGGCGGTGTTCAGGAGGCGGGCCAAACTCTTCGCTCCTTCTGTGCCGACAATATCCGATGCGACCTGCATCTTGGCCAGGACTTCGGTGAACAGTTCAATATTGTCGACGCCCTTGACCCCAATCTGCCCGGCCGCCCCGGCGATACCCAGTAACCCCTGGACGGCAACAGGCGTTTCCAGCGCCATGTCCTGGATTCGGCGCTGTAATACCTGGAGCTCGTCGTCGGTCAGTCCTGTAGTTTTTTGGACCTCCACCAGCCCCTGCTCAAGTTGCGAAAATGACTGCAAGGCCTTGCGCGCTACCAACGCGCCACCTAGCCCGGCAAACGCCCCCTGCAAGGAGAACACTTTTTGCCGCAGGCTCTCTGTGCTGAGGCCGATCTTGCGGTATGTAGATGTCGCGTAGTCCTTTGCAGAGACGATGATCTGAGTGTTTAGCGACATATCAATCCTTTTTGCGGCTGGACTGTATTTGTGCAGTTTCGAGCGACTTGATTCGCTGCAAATTCCCAGGGGTCATGCGAATGTTGAGCGATTCGGCGACGAGGTAGAGGGCATTGTAGTCCAGGCCGACCAACTGCCCCATATCGGTCCGCCACTGAGTTTGCACTGTGGCCCAGAGCTCCCAGGCAGGCAGGTTGTCCTGATTGAGCTCTGGGCATTGATTCGGGCAGGAGTTGCAATCCACAGGCTCCTCTGTCTGGCGCTGAGCTTTCATGCAGTCGCGACAATACGGGGCGCCCAGCCCCGTATTGTCGCCATCGCTGTCTACTCCTGCCCACCATCGCCAGACGCTGAGGAGTTTTTTATTGCATCCGGCCCGCCGTGGATGTAGCGACCGAGCAAAACATACAGCTCAGACAGTTCGGCCATTTCCCAGTCGTCAATTTCGTCTTTCAGTTCAGGGTACGCAAACAGTACTGTCTGTTTGCGCATTTCAATGACAGAGCCATGCCCATCCAATGCCTTACGCTGTAGCTCGTCAACGCGCTCCTGATCACTGACCTTGTAGCTTTTCAGCGGGAGAGTCCGGCCGGTCGACTTCAAAGTGATATCCATAGAGGGCTTCCTTAGTACGATACTTGATCGTTCACAAGAGTTACTTGTAAACCAGTGCCTTCAGCCGCGTCGTCGTAGTACGCCTGGAACGGCAGCGATATGCGCACACCCTGCGGCCCGTCGACAGTAGGGCCTTGCTGGGCAAACTGAAGTTCGGGCAATGTAAACGTCAGCGAATTGCCGTTGCTGTCTTCGAATGCCAGCTCCAACGACGTTTCGGTGCTGTCGATGGCTTTTTGCAGCATTGCCGCAGACGTGTCCTTGAACAGCGCATCAATAGATCCAGACAGGCCCATCAGCCCTTCAGAGATATCCCCGCGGGTGCCATTGTCGCCGATTGTATACTGATCCCCGTCAAGATTTGCGGCAACATTCAGAGTCATGTTTGTCGCTGTGCCGGTCAGAGCGGAGCCGCCTTCTTTTAGGGTAGCCTGGAAATTACGGAAGCGCTGAAATGATAATTCTGTCGGATCGGAATCATACGCGCTGTCGCCCAGGGCCTCGGCTGCCCCCATGATGTTCAGATTCGCGACCAGCTCTCCGTCGCCTCCAGCACTGATTTCCAGGCTGTTCAGCTTGCAACCATTGTGCTTGATATACTTGATTACCGATGTGTTATCAGAAAGCCTGGTCTCCAGGACCATAGACGGCTGGGAGTCACTGATGCTGTAAACGTGATCGTACGTCCCATCGCCGTTGTCTGTTGAATCAGGAGCGCCAAGCAAGGCCTTCAGCCATAGCCCGATGTTCCGGACATCCACGGGCACGACTAACGGGCCGTCAACAGACTCGTTGCCGTCAAACGGGGCAACGGGGTCACGCCGGCCACGAATAGTGTTGGCGCTTTCCTTGTTGCGCGACCCCTGCACGCTGTATGAGTTGAACGGCATAATGTGCCCGGCCGGAGTGGAGGGATCTGTCTTGAATGCCGTCTCGAAATCCAAAACAAGTCGCGATTTGTATCCTCGTGCTTGACCCATAATGATCTCCCTATAATGTGGTTGGGATTGAAATTTTGATATCCATTCCGCCTACGTGCATTGGGAAAAAACGAACCGACTCTAGCGTGTAATCGCTCTGAGATAGCGCGTAGTCCGGGCCAGCACTCCGAAGTGCGTTCCATATCAGGTTTCCCATTCGGTCTGACTGATATACGCCCTGGTACTCCCGGATCCGGTCAGCGGTCGTTATTTCGTCATTCACTAGCCCCCAATCAACATAGAGTACCGGCTCAATAGCGGCTTGCTCTTGCCCTCCGGCGATCGTTTCTGGGCGGATGATGATCAGTGGGCAGTCCTGCAGGCCGGGCTTATTTCGCTCATCGATGCCAACAAATATGGTTGGCAACTCGCCTAGCTCAGCCAAGCACCAATCGTTCAGCGCCTGGTCGCTTGCCAGGGCGTCCCGCAAATCCTGAGTGATTTCCGTCAATGTTACGCTGCCCATTGGAACCTCGCGCGTTTTTTTGATTTGTTGAGGTAATACAGGATTCGGGACTCTATGCGAGCGTAAATCTTTCGACGATTCGCCATAAAAAACGGGTCAAAAAGGGGCCTGGCAGGAGTGCGAAACACAGCCTTGCTTCCACTTAACGGGATGTCCGCCGCCCAGAAAAAACGGCGCATCTTGGGCGTTATTTGTGTCGTGAACCCTTTTTGTAACTTTGCACCCTGGGCGGCCGCAGACCTGGAAAGCCAGCCAACGCGCACGCGCATGATGGCTGGCTCGTGCTTGTAGCCTATGGCCCGGACTAGGCTGCCAAACGGGTGGGTCCGGGGGTTACGCAGACGCCCCTTCAGGTCGTCGATGCGGCGCATTTGCTGCACGTCAGACAGTGGAGGCCAGCTGGATCCCGCCACTCCGCCTTCAAAAATCGCGCTGCGGAGCTCTTTACGCGCCCACCAGCCGACATGGCGCAGGGCTCGATTGAGTTCGGATGGAAATTCTCTGGCCATGTGCTGCAACCACGGGTGAGCCTCGTCGCGGATCCGGACAAACGTGTCGTTGCCATAAAAGCGATAGCGGCGCCCTTTAATGCGCACAGAGTCCACGGCCATTACCACGCCCCCCTTTCGTCGGCACTGGCGTACGTCGTCCAGGCGGAACCATCGCCGAATAGCACATAGAGCGTTGCATATCGGCCCAGGCCAGGGCGGAATTCAGAGTCCATGTTCTCCCGTGCGTTCCCTAGCGCTGGGGACTCGTCTATCATTAACGTGCATTCTGTTGAGGCTCCGTCGCCAGACGTGTGTGTCCCGGATTCAGTGTCGGCAAAGAAGAATACAGAGAGGTCTTCATCTGGAAACATGCGCCGCCAGGCTTTAGCCTGTTGTACAGACCAGGTGCGCCCGCTTGCGTCTGTTATTTTGTCCCGGTATTGAATATACATACCCCACCCTCAGCTCAGTGTGTAGTAACGATCGACCTTTTTCAGTGTAGCGAGGAACGGGATGCGATCGCCGTACTTTTCGAACTGATGAATTAAAACATCCGATCCGGTAAAGAACACTTGACGCTCGCCGTTTTGCTCAAACTGAACAGTCAAACATTTACCTGTCGCGTTTTTGCCGTTGTACTTGCTGGCCTGGATCCGGAACCCGGTTATTGTGATTTCGGTGTTCAGTATCGAATCCAGGCGGACCTTGCCGCCCTCGAGCGGCCCCTCTTCTTCCGCAAAATCTGAAAACCGCTCCACAGAATCCCTATTATAAAACGGCGCATCTGCGGTTTTGGTCCAATCCGCATCAGTGAGCAATTGCAGGGTCTGGACCGTCTCGCCCGGCCGGACCTAGACGGACTGGTGCGAGGCGTTGATTACATTGCGCACCGCGGTAGAGTCGTTTTTGTATGTTGGCATAGCTACACCTGCTTTTTTGACGAAATTGGTCGGGTGCCGAACCACCACGTCACGGCGGTACTGGCCAGGTACAAAATCATGTCAACGACAGAGGCATACACTGACACGGCCTGCTCGGCGGAGATGCCCTGCATGCCCGCGGCGTCCAAGACCTCAACAACCTCCATTCGCGTCTCCCAGACCAGCCAGATCAAGAATACGGTCAGTGCAGGACGCACCAGGGCGCGAATGAAATCGGCCAAGACCAAAAGCGCTTTAGACCACGCGGCCTCGACCTCCAGGCCCACGGAATATGTCCGCGCGTCGTGGTCGTACGAGTCGGCCCGTAGCGAATCTGCGGACTCCTGCATATCGACAGACGCTTCCGTCTCGGCTTGCCGTTCACGGTACTCCCACTCTTTGTCCATCATCTGGATGTCGAGCTGCCGCAACTTCAATTCGTGTTGGCGGTCTTGGCGCCGTTTCCAAATATCTGTGATGTTGCTGACCAGGCTGCCGATCACGCCAGTCAGGCCGCCACTCAAGAGCGCGCTAAGCATTTGACGCCTCGTATGTGTTGACGATTTGCAAGGTAAATGGGCGGCTGCCGAGCCGGTGCTCCAATGTAGTAACAGTCGCCCGAGAGACCAGCACCGCTCGCTGCCCGTCGAGCCGCCCAGGATATTTACCGGGCAGGATGCAGCCGTAGGAGTGGGTGCGGTAGCCCTGCTGGCGGTCCCCGGCGAGGTTGCCGGAGTGGATCAATATGCCGGTCCGGCCCGGGACCCCCCGAACCCAGAAAGACGGCCCGAACGTGTTGGACCGGATCCAGTCGACATCGTACGTGCCGTCCGGAATGCAGGAGATGTTTTGCTGATTACCGCGCCACGGCAGTTCGATCGTGCGGCATTCCCACCCGTCGGGCAGAACCAGCACGCCGAGTGTACCCTGGTCGCTGGTCGACGTGCGCAAGAGACGAACAGTGCGCTCGCTCATTGTCCCGCCTCCTCCGCGCATTTAACGCACAGCGTGCAGCCCGGCACGGCCTGGCGCCGGGGCTCAGGGATCGGCTGGCCGCAGCTCTCGCAGTTGGTCAAAGATTCGACATTGGGGTTGCCGCGACGCTGCTGGGCGCGCTGCCGATTAACTCGCTCCCAGACGTCCATCTCGTTTTGAGCTTGATCGCAGATATCAGCCATCATCACCCCCGTTACGGCGACCCTTCTCCAGACCAGGCATCAATCGCTCAACTGATCGCCTGAGGTAACGCAGGTCACTCGACATTGACGCGATCTGTTCCGGTACCTCTGCCATTCGCTCCTGTGTGCGCTCCAGAGATTCAATGCGACGCGTATTCGACGTTACGGACTGCTCGACGTCCGCAATGCAGGCTGCTTGCTCCTGACGGCTGGTCTGCATGAGCTGAGAGATCGCCCATGTGCCGCCAATGCTGAGCGAAATTATGAGCACCAAAGACGGGATCCCGACCTGCACACGGCTAGCCTGTTCTGGTAACTGCTCGGGCATATTTTATCCTAAAGCCGGGTGGCCCTTTGCCACCCGGCAGTCAGGGTTTACGCGTGTATAATCTTGACCGGGATCTCGGCAGTGGCGCCGGAGTCGACAGCCCCCAGGGCAATACCGAACAAAGTGCCGGAGCTATTGATGTTCAAGGTGCCGGAGTCGTCATAGATTTTGTCCCCGAAGCTGACCGCTATATCGCTCGCGCCGTCATTGCCGGTCACACTGAGGTCCCAAACGCCTGTGGTCCGGAGCTGGACATTCCCGTTATCGTCGGTGTCCGTAAGGGCCACTCCGTGGAGCGCCCCCTTGACCACATGATCACCGGCACTGGTGTCTGCGCTCGCGACCTGGACCACATCACCGGGTTGCACATAATTCTTGGCCATATTGTCCTCCGTTAGAGGGCGGGCCTAACCCGCCCCTGGTTGTCGTTCAGCTTACGCGCCGGGGTTCTTGGTCATTGCACGCCAGTCGACAGCTTTGGCGCCGACATCGAGACGGACCTTGTACTCCACACCGTCAACGCTCCACCCGTCGCGGGTCTCGAGGTAGGGGGTGCGGATCCCATTCAGGAAAAAGAGCACGACCGTCTTGCCCCGGGGGCCGAGCAGGTACCAGGCCTTGGTGCTGTCATCGTCCAAACGGGGCTCATAGACCCGCTCGAAATACGAGCCGCCGTAGGGGTTGTTGAGGTTTGGCTGGTTGGTCTTGCCGCCGATAAGCGTGGTGTTGAAGAATTGTTCTCCAGCGGCCTCGAGCGTGACCGGGGCCATGAAGTAGCGCGGGCGGATGTTCAGGCGACGCTTGTTGGCGATATCTTTCTGGAGCTTCATGGCCTTGATGGCATTACCCAGGGAATCAACGCCCAGAGATGCGCCGGTCAGGAGGTTATTGTGGTCTGCATGGAACAGGGCAGTGCCGTCACCCATGGCGGCATTTGCTGTCAGGACCGCTACAGCTACATCGCCGATCTTGCGGGCTGCGGCCTCACCGCGCTTGGCCGGGAGGTCCGTCAGGGCGTTCAGGTCGTCGTTAATGATGGTCTGACGAGTAATAGCAAAGATCCGGCCATAGGTGGCGATCTGATATTGCTCTTGAGCCTCGGAGAATGCGCTGTATTCGTACTCGGCCCCCTCAGGGATCTCTTTCAGGTCGTCCATTTCGCCGGCCCGGACCATGGTGTGCTGCTTGAAGTCGCTGACCTGGCCAGTGCCGCACCAGCGGTCCCAGGTTTCCTCGGCACCTTCCCAGCCGGACATCAGCGCCTTGTTGGCGGTATTGGCTAGGATCTTCGGAAAGTCGCTTGTCGTCAGGGAGCGGCCGATCATCTCCAGCGGATTGTCGGGCACCCGGGACCCAGAGCGGACCAAGAATTCCCTGGCGAGTTCGCGCAACGTATAGCCCGCCAGGCCATTGTTGCTGTCAGAGCGCTCGGTGGAAATGCCAGCCCGGAAAAGTAGTGCTTCGCCCGCCGCATCGCGGAACTTCTCGCCTTCCGTGGACCCCATCTCGGCCCGGAAGGAGGGCTGGGGCTCGGCTTTTTTGCGCTTTTCAACCTGGTCCAGCACTTGTGCGCGGAATTGATCCAGGTCTTGGCCGCTATTGATGGCACTCTCCACCAGGTCTTCGCACTCGAAACGCTTCGCCAGAGCGTGAATCTCAGAAATACGCTGGCGCTCCTGCTGGGCAGCTTCAGAGCGGTGGGGTTCGGGGTCGGTGTTGTGGCCGGGATTGCTGGGTGGGTTTCCGTCGTCCAGTCGTTCAAAGAAATCCCAGGCCTGCTTATCGGTGGCGTCGGTGGGCAGGCCGCGCTTTTCCAGAAACGCTCGAAGTTTGGGGTCCATGTTATCCTCCGTGTGTTGTTTTTGGGCTACGGCCCGCGCTTTCGCCTTTTCGTCCGCGCCGATAGGCACGATCGAAACTTCTTTTACGGTCCAGGAAGTGGTGACTCGTACCGGACCGGTAAATTCCCGACCGTCTATTGTGGCTGTCGTTCCCTCCTCGACAAAGGCCGACTCGTTGACCGTGTAGCCAACGGAAAAGTCGGTCAGGTGCCCCTCTCGAACCTTGGTCAGGGCCTGTTCGCCCTTATCGACAGAGGAGAAATACGCCGTGCCGATAAGCTGATCCCCTTCCACGCGAAAGTCCCGAACGGATCCCAATACGTGGGACGTGTCGAAACGATCGTGGCTGTCCAGCAAAGAGGCTCGCTCACCAAATTGCGCCCCACTCATAAGCAGGACCTCATCGACTATTTCAAAGCGGTCCAGGTCCAATACGGGAACGGGGGTCTCTGTAGCGGCAACCAGGTCCACAGAGCGTTGTTCTTCGCTCAGGGATGCTGGCGTTCCGTCTTGCAACAGGCGTAGCGAGAGCTCACGAACCGTAGTGGCCCTGTTTGCTACTTCTCGCTGCCTAAAAATCTGTTTGTGCATAGACACTCCTATTTTTGCCCCTCTACGGCAGCAGGGTTGTTGGCAGTTGCCGTACTGACATCCTGCAGGGTCAAACCCTTCGCCTCCGCCATTTTTTTGGCCTCCGAGAGCTCGCTCAGGACCTCCTCAAAGTCCCTCCCTCGCTCGGCAGTAACCTCCTGCGGAGAACGCAGTAGGTTTTTGATTTGATCGATGTAAGCCTTGCCCTCTTTGAGCGGATCCGGCGACGGGACCCCAGGAGGAATCCACGAGCTTTGGTAGTAGGGGTGTGGACTTTTCGCGTACCCAGGCAGGGAGATGGCACGGCTCAAAAAAGCGGTATCGACGACATCCCGATATACGGGTTGGCAGAGGTGACGTATGATCTGCTGCTGCTGTGGGGATATTTGACGAACAAGGTCGTTCCGAACGCCGCGCAGGGTGGTGTAATTGAGGCCGCGATAATCACCGGACAGGATCTCATAAGGCAGCCCGACCGTGACGGCGATCATGCGCAATATCAGCTTCACAAATGGGTCAAATTGAGATCCAGGGCGATCTGACTTGGCAATCGAAACGTCCTCACCGGGGCGCAGATATTCGATGATTGCGTTCTCCATCTCCTCTATCTGCTGGCCGTTTTCGTCCTTTTCTACGCGACCATCCTGAAATCCAGCGGGGTCTCCGGTCTTGATGAACGCCAGATACTTGGCCGCAGTTTTTGTAGCATCGACCTCCGCGTCCATGTATTCACTTAAATCATAGGCGGACATGACGGCTGGAGCGAAGCGAGAAATCCCGCGCAGTTGGCCAGGGCGCAGAAAGCGAAACCCGTGGAGTACGTTTTCCGCCTTAATTCTTTTTGAATTGCCGCCGGCTTCGTCTTCGATGTGAAACGCCAGGACCTCGCCAGTTCGAGGGTCATATTCCACGCCCTGGTGCAGTGCCGACGTTTTGTTGATCCTGGCGCCTAGATCTGAAATGCGGCTGGGTTCAATGGCCTGCAGAGCGTAGGGAAGGAATGTTGACCTTCTGGGACGGGCTTTAATGAAGATGTATTCTCCAGCCTCCATTTCCTGACGCTTAGCCAGGGCACACATCTCGTCGAAGTGCAGCCGGCCTGAAATATCAGCCTCATCGCACCAGCGCTTCCATATCTCTTCAAGTTGCTGATTAACTTTCTGGTTCAGTTCGTTTCCAGAACGGACCCGTGCCTGCATCTTGATGCCGTCGCCGACAACAAGATTGACGATGTTGTCGACCGCAGAAGCAAAATACGGAAAATCACGAACCAGCTGTCGGACTTTGGCTCGAACCTGTGGGGAGCTGGAAGCAATGAGGTCGTTGACGTCCTTGTCCACAGGGCGCCAGCCGCCAGATAGGCGGTCAGCTTTGGCAGCCGCATACATTCGTTCACGGCGCACCCTTCTCCGAGCCTCTTCCCTGCGAAGTTGAGCCGAAGGAGAAAAGACCCCGATTATGTCGTCTAACTTACGCGCCAGGCTCACCAGGTGTTCCTTTTGGGCTTGGCATAGGTGCGCCTGACGACAGTGCCAGACTCTTCACCCGCCATAGTTTTGACGAACTGAAATTGCTTCAGCCACTCATCGTGCGATCTGAACTCAATGCGGCGGCCACCAGGCCCTGAATACGAGCCATTGGTGGCGTTGTTGTTCGCCAAATCATCGAGCATTTTGGCGTAGAGGGTGTTCCACGTAGTAAAGGCCATGCAGGATGCTCCAGGTTTTGAGAGCATTATACATGGCCTTTTGGGCATTACTGGTATTTACCGGTATTTACCGTTATATGGGGGAAGATTACCGGTCGTTACTGTTTTTTATGGTTGACAGCCTCAAATTTTGGCCGACTGAATCGTATTTGCTGCCGCCTCCATTCGTCGATCAAGTTTCTGTCGCTTTCCCAGATGCCGCCTATCTTGTGAGCCGGAAAGTCCAAATCACGAATCCAGTGCAGCACCGTTGACTCCGAGCGATTCACATACTGACAAATTGCCTTCATTCCGCTCAGGGCGGGGCTTTCTACCATCTAGACCTCCGACTTGGCTTCGGCTTTTGTTTTCGGTTTTTTGCAGAAGGGCTAGGCTCCCGATACAGCTGCAGCCCGCCCCCGGGCCATTCTGGATCCACCAGGGCGTGGGCGATGACCTCGCAGTCCAGGAGGTGGTTGTCGTCCTGGACCTGCACCCAGGATTCTACACCTCTGCGGTCGAGCTGCTTTTCCTCCGCCCGGATTTGCCGGGCATAATCCTCGCCGGTTTCGGCGTGGAGATAGGCGGATTGCGGCGCCCCTTCGTTGGCAGAGGCATGGTGGAGGCGGTAGTGGTAGGTGTCTTTGAGCTTATCGGTGTCGAGGGAAATGATCTGCAGACCGCCCGGGATGGGGCGCCCGCTTGGAGTCTTGTCCAGCGGCTTGCCGGCCTTCAATTTACCGACCAGCGTAGTGCTGGCCCCCTTGGTGGCCCAGACCCGACATCCACGACCGGTCCCGTTCTGCCGCACCCACCAGTACACTTCTTCGGTCATGCTCATGCCGGCCCCAAACCTCCCGCCACCGGTATCGATCCCGGCCCGCCAGATCGGTAACGTCCGGCTGCCATCATGGGATGGGTAGGCGGTCTCGAACAGCAGGGCCTCGATGTCCGCCCAGGCGGCCAGGTGCCCGTAGTCAACCAACCAGGAAGTAAAATCCGCAGCCCAGGCCCGGACTGCAAACCAGAAGCCGTATCTCTGATTATCGATTCCGCATGTCAGCAGCACGGCCTCGTTCGGGACTGTTTGTGGGGGGAGATCCACCCTGGCTTTAAGGATGGCGGATTCCGTGGCCTCTACCGTGACCTGCTTCCAGGGCTCGGCCAGGGAGTTGTTGACGAATCCCTGGACCTGTTTGAGGTCGCCGCTGTTTACTGCATCGACCCATTCCGAAACCAGATTTTCGAGTCTGCCGCCGGGAAATAGAGAGTAGAGCCGGTTGAGGTGAAAGCCGATCTTGCGGGCACCGCCCGGCACCTCAGCCCTAGGGACCATCCGGCCCTGCTCGATAGCCTGGTTCTTCTCCACCGTGGACCACAGACATCCGCATTCACCGCACTGGTAGGCCGCGGCCTCGACCTGTTCCCGAGTGGCTTGGCGGCCTCCGTCCCAGTGGACACCGCCGACCTGGTGCCAGGTCCCGTCCTCGGCTCGGTAGTGCCCATCCACGCAGCCGGACGCGTATTTGGCCGACCACCGAAGGGGCTGCAGCTGGCCACAGTGCGGGCAGGGGACGTGCCAATCGTAAATGGCGTCGCAGGTTTCCAACTCCCGCGTGATTCGTCCGGTGTCGACGGTCGGCGTGGAGAGTAAACCGATTTTTCTATTTGCAAACGTATTGGTCCGCTCTCGCGCGAGGCCGATCGCGTCCCCTTCGCTGGTTGTGAGCTCGTAGCCGGATTTATTTATCTCGTCGCAGACCACGACACGAAAAGGGCGGGAGGCCAAACGCGCTACAGAGCTCGCCCACCCAAAAGTTAACCTGGATCCGTTGACGAAACCGAGCTCCTTCTTGGTCCACAGCTCCCTGTCGGGCAAATGCTGCAGTTCGGGCGACTCCTGGAACATTGGCTGGACGCGCTGGCGACTCATTTCCTGGATCGCTGTGTCCTCGTCGGCCAAAACCAGCATGATTGAGCTTGGCTCCTGGTCGGTGAAGTAGCCCAAGACGTTCAGGACCGCATCAGTCCCGCCGATTTGCGCCGGCTTGCACAGCACCACCGTCTCCACGTTCGGGTCCGCGAACGCGTCCATAACGGGAACCAACACGGGCACCATGTCGGCCTGATACGGCCCGCGGATCGCAGCGTTGGTCAGCACCCGCTTGCGTTCCGCCCATTCGGTGACGGACAGCCGCTCACGCGGCTTCAGTGATAACAGCTCCCGCTCGGACCAGATCACTTCTTCGCCTTATCCGTATGGCTCTTCTCTTTGGGGCAAAACCGGCCCGTGCGACACACACGGTCGAACATCGACCACACTTTGTCATAGACAACCCGGCGCATCTCGCCTTGGCTCTTGCCCTCCAGCAAAGGCGGCAAGCTATTCTCCAACTCAAAGCAACCAGCTTTGTATTCCGCCGCCCGCTTCGCCCACTCGGACTCGATCGTTTCCCGCGGGATCAGGTTCTCGGCCAGCTGCTCGTTCTGGAATTGTTCCTTCTTGGCCTTCTCCCACCAGTAAATCCGCTTGGCCTCGTTCATGGATTCATCCCCGCCCTGCTGAGCGGCTCGATCCGAAGCCATGTTCTCCCACCACCAATCAAACACCTCCTTGAGGTTCCAGCGACCGCGCTTTACCTGGGGACAGCCGTTTTTGCGCCATTCCGCCACTTGCTTGCGGCTGATCTGGAAGAAAGCAGCGATGTCCTTGGTGCTGAGGATTATTTCGGGCGTGGTCATTTGTTACCTTTAACCTGAAGTTTTTGATCGATACG